CCGGGTTCGCCGACCCAGCCGGCGGTGTCGCTGTTGATGAGGTCGGGGTCGATGTTGTGGGCTTCGAGGATGGGCAGCCAGTTGGTGAGGTCGATCGGCTTGTCGCTCATTGGGTGTCCTAGAAGAGGGGTTGGTCGTAGTCGTCTTGGCTGGCGGGGTTTTTCCAGGGCTGGTAGCCACCGGAGACGGCGCGGAGTTGGGGGCCGGGCTGCGGGTCGGGCTCGTCGTCGTAGCAGCCCTTGTTGAGCCAGGTGGCCGGGTACTTCGTGTACTTGGGGTCCTGGCCGAAGCGCTCGCGGGCGTAGGCCTGCCCGGCGTTCACGATGTGCTGCGGGTTGGCGCCGCGCTTGATCGCGGCGATCCACGCCTTCTTGGCTTCCTCGCGGGCGCGCTTCTTCGGGTAGACCGTCCAGAAGGCGCCGAAGGCTTCGAGGTGCAGATCCTCGCTCGGCTCGTCTGTCTGAGCCGCCGGCGAAGAAGAGTCTTTTAGTAGTTGGTTGTCTGACGGTTGTTGGTGGTTAGGGCGGCGTTCCGTCCGTGACGAACGGACTTTAAGTGCGTGACGGCTAGGCGTTGAGTCCGTGACATCGGCGGTCACGGATTCTGCGTCCGTGACGGTCACGTCGTCTGTGCCTCTGACGGTCACGAACTCTGCGTGCGTGACGCCCTTCGAACGGGACCGCCGCTTCCGCTCGGCAGCAGCGGCGCGGAAGTCGTCCTCCTCGCGCTCAAGGTCCGCCCAGTCGGATGCCGGACGGCGCTGCTCCATGGCGAGCTTCCACCGCGTGCGCCCCTCGGTCATGCCGTCGCGGACGATCAGGGCGCCCTTCTCCAGCCGGCGCAGTGCGCGCTGCACGGTGGTCCGGTCGTAGCCAGTGCGGTACTGCACGCGCATCACAGAGGGGTGTGCGTTCGTTCCGTCCGACCGGGCGTGCTCGGCGAGCGCCTGGAGGACGTGCCGGGCTGTGGTGTCCGGCTTGCCCTTCTCGGTGCGCAGCATGGGCGCGTGGTCCATGGCCCACTCGACTGCCTCAGTGCTCACGTCGTCTTCTCTCGGTCGTGCGGAACAGCGGGATTCGCGTCTTGGCAGCGGCGACCTCGCGCTGCCATACTACTTTAAAGATTGGAAAGAATGGAAGGATTGGCAATGACTTACACTCTGGCCATGGCTGCTGAGCAGGGCATTTCGATCGCGAAGGACGGTGTGGCGGAGGTCTCGATGACCGGCGCCCGCGCGAACCTCACCCAGCTGCTGCGCGACGTCCGGTACGGAGGCCGGCCTGCGGCCTTCACCGAGCGCGGCGCACGCGCTGCTTACGTGGTCCCGCCGGACTTCTACGAACGGGCTGTCAGGGAGCGGGCGGCGATCGAGCGCGTGCGTGACCAGTGGCCGGACGTGTATTCCGACCTGTTCGGCGACCTTCCTGGCTGACACCGTTCCCCTCCCTTCTCTCTGGGCCCCGCACTGTGTGGTGCGGGGCTTCGCTGCGTGCCTCAGAGGTGGGCGTCTATGGCCTGGCCGATGCCCTGGACGAGTGCCTCGCGCATCTCGTCGGGCATGCCGGGCTCGAACGCGAAGTGGACCCGGGCGATCGGCTTGTCGCCGCCGTTGATGGTGATCGAGTGGTCTTCCGGCTCCAGTCCGTCGGCGCCGAGGTTGATCGCCCAGTCGGACACGTCGGCTGCCTTGCCGAGGAGGTCGTCGATGGCGTGCTGCGCGGCGTCGAAGTTGTCTTCGCTGAGGTCGCCCCACGTCACGCCACCGTCGGGGACGATCTCGTGGTCCTGCATCTGTTCGCCGATGCCCATGAAGTCGGGGTCGGTGGTGGCGAGGTAGTGCTGGCGGGCGGCCTCGGTGCGGAGGTCGTCGTCGGTGTACGGGCGGTCGGTCATCGTGTTCTCCTTGGGGTTGGGCCCCGCCGGATTCGGCCCGGCGGGGCTGCTGTTACTGGCCGATGGGTGCGCTGCAGGCCTTGCAGAACCCGGCGTTCGGCGGGACCGGGGCGGCGCAGCGAGGGCAGCTCACGGGCGTCTCCTGCGTTGTGTGGCGGGCAGGAGTTGGCGGGCGCGTTCGGGCATGGGCACTGGATGCCGGGCGAGGACCACGACGATCTCGGCGCAGGAGCAGTGGAAGGAGCCGCGCGCGTCGAGGTCGGGAAGTGCGCGGCCGATGGGCCGGACTTCGTACACGTCACCCTGCGAGCCGTTGGCGAAGAGTTCGGCGTACCAGCGGAGCGTCGTCACGTAGACGCGGCGCGGGTTGTAGCGCGGCTGGTTCGGCGTCCGCGTCTTCTCGATGCCGAGGCTGATGGCGGGCCGGATCAGATCGCCGGGCTCGAGGCCGCGCGGGCCGCCGTGGAAGTAGACGGTCATCAGCTCACCCGTCCTGCCTGTGCGGCGCGGGTGCCTCGCCACACGCCGACCGCGGACCGTTCACCGGTGGGCCGGCTGCTGCGGTCGAACGCGACGTGCTCAGCCAGGCCGTCGCGGACCAGGCTCAGGACGAAGTTGCCCCAGTCGCTGCGCCTGTTGGGTGGTTCGGGGAGCTTGTTCTCGTCGGCGATCTCGTAGCAGGTCCAGCGGCGTCCGGTTCGGCAGACGGCGACGTAGTAGGGGCGGATCCGGTCGACCCATTCCGCGTAGCTGAGCCCGCTGGGGGTGGGCACGCTGCCGTCGAGGGTGGGTTGCACCGGGGCGGTCATTGCGCACCCCCGCGCCGGAAGCTGCTCACCCGGAGGCCACCGGGCTTCCGCAGGCGCACGCCGGCCTCGAGGAGCAAGGTGCGGGTGCAGCCATAGGAGCGGCCGATCTGTCGGGCGGTCGACTGGATGGTGCATCCGTCGACGTAGAGCTGTGCGGCGCGTTCGCGGAGTCGTATGCGGGCTTCGCCGGTGGTGGGACGGCCGGTCATCGGGTTCTTCCTTCCTGCACTGCGGCCTGTGCGGCGCGGTACGTGTTCGGGTTGGAGCGGCGCTTCCCGGAGGCGATCGCGCGGGCGTCGTGAATGCGCGAGTCCGACAGCGGCGAAGGCGTCGTCCACGCCGCGGCCGGCATGCCCGGCCCCGGCGGAATCTCGGGCAGGCCGCGGAGAGCGTTGGGGGTGTGGAGCGGACACCGGTGGCCCGGCAGGAAGTGCCGGACCCCATCGGTGCTGTGGCAGTGCCGCGCCTCGGCGCCGATCCAGTGGCCGCACTTCATGCCGCGACCTTGCTGGTGCCGGTGCGGCGGAGCCGGTTGTCGGCGTCCGTGTTCGCCTGACGGCAGCGATCACACGGCGTCTCACCACGCTTCAGATGCCGCTGATAACCCGGCCGGCTTCCGCACTCCATCCGCTCGTCGTCGTCCGCGATGTGCTCGGGCAGCACGCAGTTGCTGACGCCGCACGTCGTCAGCACGCGGCCCACCGGTTCCCGGCCGCGGTCGACGATGAATACGACCTGCCTCGGGCTGTACGGGCGGCCCTTGAACCACGGCCTGTTCGATCCGGTCCAGGCGAGGTGCCCGTGAATCAGGAGTTTGGTGCTGTTGTTGAAGAGGCCGCGCAGTGTCGAGTACTGCTGCCGCTGGGGCGCGGCGGTCTTGGCGGGGGCAGCCGTCTGCTGCGCCTGGGCGGCGGCCTTGAGGCGGCGGTTGATTTCCTTCTTCACCGAGCGGCGTTCCTCCGGTGTCAGCCCGGCGCGGACGCCCCACTGGTTGTCACCGGTGTTGATCGCATCCCGCAGGCAGGCCTTCGACACTGGGCAGTTGGCGCAGATGGCGCGGGCGCGGGCGATGCGGACCTGGTCGTTGTCGGGGAACATGGCATCCGCGTGGCCGCGGCAGGCGGCGAACGTGCGCCAGTCGGGCTTGCGGCGGCGGGTGTCGGGAACGGATCCCGTGTAGGCGTTCACGAGGCGGCTCCGAAGATCGCGTTGAACTGGGTGCGCATGGACTGGTCCTCGACGTGCTCCGGGTGGACGCAGGGCGGCCAGCCGCAGCCGGCTTTCACGCGGCCTTCCGGTTCGCGGCCGTGGGCGGTGTGGAAGGCGACGCGGCGGGCAGAGTGCTCGATGCCGTCGTGTTTGAGGACTGGGACGCCCGTGCGGTAGCTGCCGGTCCAGGCGAGGTGCCCGTCGTCGGTGGGCCGGGTGCGCGCCGTCCACGCCTGTTGAAGGGTGATCGTGACCCGCTTTGCCTTCGGCAGGTCGTACTCGGCACGCAAGGCCCTGGCCCGCTTCGGGCTTGTGTGGAGGATCCGGGCGATCGACCGGTCGGAGCGGCCCTCGCGGAGGAGGGCGATGATGTCGGCGCGGGGGACGCCCTGAGGTCCGGGCATCAGACGGTCACCGCCTCACGCTCGGGCCACTGGCAGCCGGCCAGCGCGGTGGCGTTCCGCTCCGGCACGGCCGCGAGCGGCTGGCCAAGCCAGTCCATGGCGGCGGCGAGCGCCCCGTAGGCGTCGGCCATGTCGTACCGTCCGGCGCCTTCGGTGTGGACGTCGTATCGGTCGGCGACGGCGGAGCGGACTTCACCTTTGGTGGCGTTGCCGCGGCCGGCGGTGTAGAGCTTCAGGTTCGACGGAGGGACCACCGCGTACGGCAGCTGGTGGCGGTAGCAGTAGCGGCGGACCAGGACGCGGAGCCCGGCGAGGTCTTCGTGGAACCGCGGCCCGGAGTGCCCGAAGGACGGGCCTTCCATGACGACGAGGTCCGCGGCCCGGATGAAGGAGACGATCTCGCTTTCCAGGTAGGCGAGGCGTTCGTCGCCGCGTAGCTTGGTGCGGATCCGGTCGGTCCAGCCGACGCCGGCCACGCCGGTGCAGGAGAGGCTGACGTCCAGGGCTATGACGGTGAGCGGGCCGGGCCCGGCCACCACGCGGGTGGCCGGGATCTCGGTGTCGAACAGGGTGCTCACTGCTCCCCCTTCTGCTGTTCGTCGCGGATGGCGGCCCACAGTCGGTCGGTGTCGAGGTCGAGGTCTGTGGTTTCGCCGTAGGCGGGCATTGCCCACAGGAGTTCGCAGACGTCGTGGTCACGGGCGGCGGCGGGCTGGGTCTTGCCGTGGCGCGGGGTGCGTCCGACCCGCCAGACGGCGATGCCGAGCAGCACGAACACGGCCGCATAGAAGGCGCCGATGACGATGACGGCGGCGGTCATTGGTCGCCTCCGATCCGGTGGCCCTCGCCGCACAGGAGTGCGGTGCCGTGGACGGTGGCCCCGGTCAGGCCGCAGGTCGGGCAGGTGACGAGCTGCTGTGGCACGGCGGCCCCGTAGGCGCGGCGGTGCCGGCCGCGTGCGGGTGTGGGGCTCACAGCCCAGCGGGTGGCCAGAGCACCGATGGTGATGGTCGCCACGAGCGAGGTGGCTCCGGCAGTGAAGCGGTCGATCACGACGACACCTCGCGCTTCCGGCTCGCATAACGGCGAGCCCGCTCTCGACCACAGGTCCGGCAGCACCTGCGACCTCTGTAGATGTAGGTGTTGGCGACGTCGAACGGGTGCCCTGCGTGGCATTCCTCTTTGGCCGCGTTCTTCGCTGCGAATGACTCGCCTCGAAGCGAGTTCTCCCGTGGGGTCACCGGCTCCAGGTGGGCCGGGTTCACGCAATTCCGCACCCGACAGAGATGATCGATTTGGAGTCCAGGCGCGATCGGCCCAACGATCTCTTCGTAGGTGATTCGGTGGACCCTGCACCACCGGTCGCCGACCTGTATCTCCCCATAGCCATCCCGGTCCCGATGTCCCGTCCACAGCCAGCAGGAAGCAGCGTTGACGGCGGCTTCGGGTGCCTTATCCACCTTGGCCATGACCCTGTCCAGGAGGGCGGTCATGAACTTGCCCCCTGCCGGACGTCCTGCAGTTCAGCGGTGAGCGCCTCGTTCGCCCGCTGCAGCGTGTCGAGTTGCTGGACCATCGACGCCATCGCGCGCCGCGACAGATGCAGTTGGCGACGCAGCTCCGCGTCGCCTTCCGCGGGCCGCGGGTGCTGGACCGGGCTGTCCGGCTTGGTGTCGCGGAGTCGGGTGATCTCTTCGGCCTGCCGGGTGATCGTGGACAGCCGTTCGGCGGCGAGCTTCTCCGCGGTCTCACGGGCTTCGGTGACCCGCTGGTAGCGGTACTGGAGGTCGGCGTACTTACCGGCGCTGACGAGTCTCATGCCGCACCGCCCGACGGCAGCGGCCACGAACCGTCCACCGTGGCGTCCGGCTTCCCCGACTGCCGCAGGTGCGCCTCGAACCCGGCGGCCCACTGCGCCCGCCACTTCACCTGCCAGCCGTGCAGCAACCACGCCGGGACCTGCACGTCCGGGAACCGCTCGGCGATCGCCCGCGCCACGTCGAGCGCAGCCTGCGCGTCAGCGTCCGCCGTATGCGCGTCGGCCAGGGACACCCCGTAGTGGGCGGCCAGCGACTCCAGGTTCCGGCGGCCCTTGCGGTACTTGTCCGCCGCCCGGTCGATGACCAGAGGATCGACGATCGGCCCCAAGCCGCCGATACGGTCGGCGACCGTCGGGACGCCGCGCCGGGCGCACTCGGCGTCCAACATGCCCAGGTCGAACGGGGCGTTCATCACCACGAGCGCGGCCCGTCCGGCGGACAGTTCACCGGCGAGTGCGTCCGCGATCTCGTCGACCACTTGCTTCGCGGGGCGGCCGTGCTTGCGGGCGTGCTCCGTCGTGATGTGATGCACTGCGGTCGCGGCGGCGGGAATCTCTACGCCATCCACGTCCGACAGCCAGCGCAGGACGCTGCCGTCGGGGCGGATCAGGGCGGCGGAGACGATGCGGTCCGTCGCCGGGACCGTGCCCGTGCTCTCGACGTCGAAGCTGGCCAGGGGCCCGCGGTTCCAGGGGGTGGGCGTGGCGTTCACTCGGCACCCCCTGCGGTCAGCTCCGGCAGCACCAGGTGCGCGAGCGCGCCGGACTGCCACGCCTCCGCGATTGCCTGCTTACCGGCGGCCGGCACCGTCATCCGCGTGTACGCCGCCCGCCCCTGCATCTCCACGCCCGGCACGTCGTGGATCTCGCCCGTCTCCGGGTCGGCCCACTGCGCGACGCCGGCCGCGGTCATCTCTTTCAGCAGGCGGCCGGCGAACGAGGGCCGGACCTCGGTGACGAACTTCCGCTCGATCTCGCTGGCGTAGTGGTCCATCACCCACGCCTTGAACTTCTCGACGTCGGTGATGACGGCGGCGGCGGCGGGCTGGACGAGGCTGGCGGTACCGATGTCCTGCTGCTCGTCGAGGCTGATGGTGACCTTCTGGGTTCCGGTGTCGGCCTTCGCGGCGCGCAGGCCGTCCTCCAGTTCACGCTTGGCGGCCTTGAGTTCGTCGCCGATGGCTTTGTGGAGGGTGTCGAGGACCGCGGCGCGAGCTGCGGTGTCCTTGAGACTCATGTGTGATCTCCTAGGGGGCGGGTCCCCTGCCTGCTTCCGACGGGCAGGGGACCCGCTGTTGAAGGGGTCAGGCGGCGGTGGTGCCACGCATCAGCGCGGTGGCCTCGCGGAACTCGGCGGTCGTTCCCTGCTCGATCGGGTGGCCGAACGTGGCCTGGAACTGAGCGGGCAGGCCGTCGGCGAAGTTGATGACGACGGCCGTCTGCCGCATCTCGTCGAGCGCGGCCTGCCGCTCGTTGTCGACCGGGGCGGATGCGGTCGGCGGGTCGGCTGGCGGCGGTGCTTGACCGTCCTCGCTCGTCTGGTCGGGCACGGCGGTGGGCATCTGCGGCGTCGGCTCCGGTCGTACTGGGGCGTCCTCAGACTCCCGGACCGGCTCGCCCATGTACGCCAGCGACCGCATGACCACCGCGTCGCGGGAACCGTCGTTGTACAGCGACAGGCCGAACTGGTCGCCGAGGTTGACCGCGCACCGCTTCAACGCCTGCGACAGGCTCGTTTTCATGGCCATGTCGTGCGCGTCTCCCAGAGACGGCTGGTTCGGAGAGTCGCCAGCAGCGGCATCCTCAAACACCGCGACCGGCTGCCCACTGGTGTCCTTGACCGTGAGACGGACCTGAGCCCGGTACACGACCGTCCACGCGGTGTACGTGCCGTTTCCGTTCTTCTTGTTGCGCTGCTCGCCGTTCTCATACACGCAGTCGAGAGCGAGCGTCTCGATGGTGAAGCCCTCGAACCCGAAGATCCGGATCAGTTGGCGGCGGACGTCCCACGCTTCGAGGTGGGACATGCCCCGCAGGTTGCGGACGCGGTTGCCGTTGATGGGCTGGAGCAGGAATCCGACCTGCTGTTCGGTCAGGTGCGTCATCGGGCGTCGCCCCTTCGGGTGTTGAGCGTGTAGTGGAGGTGGTTGGGCTCGTCGTGCTGGATGAGCCAGCCCCAGGCGCACAGGTCGCGCAGGTCGCCGCGGGCGACGGAGCGGAGGTGTGCGTGCCGCATGTCGACCGGGGTGAGTCGGGCCTGCCGGTAGCAGGCGAGGGCGCGCTTCGTGGTCCACTCGCCGCCCTGTTGCCGGATGGCGGCGAGGAGGGCGGCGAGCCGGCCGGTCGGCCCGGCGGCCGGGGCCGTGGTGGCCCCGGCGGCGGTCGTGGTGGTGGTCACGCGATGCTCTCCGAGACGTCGTAGTCGGTGTCGTCCTGGACACCTGCGGCCTTGTGCCAGGCGTCCCACTCGGGGACCGTGGCGCGCGGCGCGGAGCGGCTCGGCTCGGACAGTGCGGTGGCGGCGGCGTGGGCGAGGGTGGCGTGGACCTGGGCTGCGGCGAGGGCCGACCCGGGGTTGCCGTTGCGGAGGAAGTTGTCGGCCGCGCTCTTCAGCAGCCTCTCGGCTTCGAGGTAGTGCTCTGGGCCAGTCATCAGCTGCCGTCCTTCGGGTCGCAGGTGCTGCACTTTTCGGGGTGGTCGCAGGCCATCTGCGCGAACTCGGCTTCGAACGGCTCGGGCTGGTGCCGGTACGCGGCCTGGAGGGCGAGGCGGTCGGCTTCGGTCTGGTGGGCGCGCTGCCGGGCGACGAGCGCGGCGACCTGCTCCGTGAGGGCGCTCATGCGGCACCTGCCTCGCGCTGGCTGGGGACGGGGCGCGGGGCGGCGATCGCGTCGAGCCGGTCACGCATCCGCGCCACCTGGTCGCGGTACAGCGGGACCATGCCGTCGTTCGCGAACTCGGCGACAAGCGCCTGCATCCGGGTGTCGAACTCGTGCCGCGCGTGGCTGTCGCGGCCCTGGTGCACCGCCGACCTGAGCAGGCTGGCCATGTCCGCGAGTTCGTCAACCAGCCCCTGCGGGTCCTCGTCGGCGGCGGTGATCAGCTCGGTGAACACGGCGCTGATCAGGAACGCGGTCATGTCCAACTCGGCGCCGGACTGGGTGGCGTTGACGCGGATCGGGAACGGGCCGTCCACGGGCATGTCGTTGGTCATGAGTGGGCCTCCGAGACGGGGATGAGGAGAGCGAGGAGCGCGGCCACCGACACAGCGGCATCACGCAGCAGGGCACCAGCACGCGCACCCACGGCGCGCGCCAGCGGACGCGGGTCCAGGTCGGGCCAGTCGGCGTCGACGAGGAGGAAGAACGGCACCAGCGAGGCGGCGAACAGACTGACCGCGAGGGACACGCAGGCCACGACTTCCGTGGCGGACGTCTGGCAGCTCACCACGCACCGCCCGTCTGGGGCAGGTCGTGACCCAGCCGGTGGTCATGGTGGACGTAGGCGTAGAACTCGCCGTCCGGGACCTCACGCACCCGCGCCGGCGCCTCCAACTCGGCCCGGTTCTCCCGCAGCGCCCCCGTCGCGACGGACAGCGCCTCTTCCAGATCGGCGACCCGGGCCAGCGCCTCGTCCCGCTCGCGCTGGACCTTCTGCAACTCAGCGAACATCTCGGAGACGTGCCGCTTGTTGCCCTTGGCCACGGCCGTCAGGGTGTCGACCCGATTGCAGAACTCGTCACGCTCGCTCCGCAGCCGCGCGGACTCCTCGTGCTCCCGCCGCAGCTCCGCCACAGCCTCCTCGGCCACCCGGACCGCGTCCGCCGTCAACTCCCGCACCGACTCCGGGGACTGCAGCATCTGCCGGTCCTCCAGCGCCTCAGCAGCCTGCGTCGCCAGGTCATACGCCGGCCCGATCCGCCACTGCGCCTCGATGACCTGCTTCGCCTTCAAAGCGAGCGGCGAGATCTCGTTCATGCCGCCACCCCCATCGGGGCGAACTCGGCGTGCACGCGGGCGATTGCCGTCAGGTACTGCTCCACCTGCGCCGGCTCCCACCGGTCGGCCAACGGGCCGAACCGGGCCATGAACTCGGAGTCCACCTCGGCGAGCGCCTGCTCCTCCACGTCCTCCGCACGGACCATCCGCCGGGCGCTCACAGCGACACCGGCTTCAACGGGCCGAACGCCGTCTCCACCAGACGCCACGTCCACGCGAACGACTCGCCCACGCCGGCGTCCTCCGGGTTGGACGGCTGCGGGCAAGCCAGCAGCACCTCACCCGCCGGGGTGTGCCCGTTCGGCACCCACGTGTCGCCTTCGCGGTCCACGAACGCCTGCGGGGACTGGTGCAGCGGAACCACTCTGCTGCGGGTCTGAGATGATGTCTTCAAGGTGATCCACTCCTTCTTGGGATCGGTGGATTGCCGAAGCTGGGGGGTCGCCAGGCCGGTCAAAGCGGGCGGCCCTTCGGCGTATGTGGGGTCAAGCGGCGTCGGCCGCAGAGTCCGCCGGCCGCGTCACACGGACCGTGGCGAACAGAGCCCGGAACTTTTCGCACTGTTCCGGGGTGAACCGGGGAGCGTTGGCCGCGTCGCGCTTGGCGAACTCGCAGTGCTCCGGGCCGAACTTGGCTTCGGCGGCGGCGATGGAGAATCCGTCGTCACTCATGCGGCGGTCAGTTCGGAGAGGCGTTCGGCGGCGGATTCCAGCCGATCGACGATGGGGCCGAGGATGAGGAGTTCGACGCCGAGGACGTCACAGATGGCGGCGACGGTGCTGACTTGGAGTCGGGTGCGGGTGCCGGTCAGTACGTTGCTGATTGTGCCGCTGGCAATTCCCGCTTTGGCGGTGAGTTCGCGTCCGCTGATCTCTGCGCCGGTCTTGGTGCGTTTCATCAGGCGTTCGAGGAGTTCGCGGTCCACTTCGATGAGTGGTTCCGGGGTTTGGGCTGGTGTGCTCACGCATCCACCTCATGCAATGGATCGCCTTGCAGTGTTGCACTGCTTGGATAGTGAGAAGCATTGCATGGCGTGGACGTGATGTCCACTGTCTTGGATGGGTTGTGAAGAATTTTCGCCAAACAGGCTGGGCGCCCTGTGCGCGATGTCCATTTGTGTGGACACTTTGTCCAGCAGGCAAGGCGTTGGGCCCTGTGTCATCAGGGGGGATGTAAGCCACGCCCCACTGGCCCCGTGGACACCCCACAGCCCACGAGACGAACCGGAGTGGCATCATGACCGTCATGGCAGCGCGAGATCCCAAGGCGACAGGTGAGCGGACCCAGCTCCGCGACATCGTCAACCAGCGGAAAGAAGAGCTCGGCCTCGGCTACCAGAGGCTCGCGGCGCGCTGCATCGACCCCGAGACCGGCGAGCAGACCATCAAGTCGTCATGGCTGCACCGCCTGGCAACCGGCGAGCCGGTCGAGGCCCCCAATTACGAGATGCTGCGCGGCATGGCGGCCGGCCTGGAGGTGTCGGTCGACGTGCTGCAGGATGCGGCGTCGGCTCAGTTCTTTGGTGCGGAGCGGGTGTTCTCGGAGTCTGCGGAGGCGCGGGCGTTCCTTGAGGATGTGGATCGGTTGTCGGCGGCTCAGCGTGAGGCGATCCGGGCTTTGATGCGGTCGCTGACCGAGGGGTAGCAGTCGGGCATATGCCTGAAAACCCCGGCAAGATCGTTGGCCAGGGTCATCACGTGCAGTAATACTTTCTGGCAGGGCGTAGTCGACGCGCGTTTCAGGTGGCACCATTGCGGCACCGCCTGGGAAGCGTGTGATTGGGGTAGCCTGTCCGAACGATTCGTTCGAACAGGCTATCGATTTCGAGCGACACGTCCATGGGGGTCCCATGCCGGAACACTGCAAGGTCAGCACTGCCCGCAAGACCGTCCGGGCGCGGTTCTGCTTCAGCAACGAACTGCCCCCCGGCTGTCCCCCGTTCGACCTCCCCGACGGACGCATGATGGTGGAGATCGAGCTGGACGACCTCACTCTCCTGATCCTTCGCCCGGGGTCCATGGACAGGCGTCTGCTCGATGAGTTGAACCGTTACGCCGACCGGGTCACCACGCTCGGGATCTGGTCCCGCGACCCGTCCCGCACCGGCTTCGCCCGCGCCCTGATAAGCGCCATGAGCCGCTGACCTGCATCTCTAGGGGTGGCTTCCATGAGTCTTCGGCCTACCCAACGCCTGTGAAACCCCCCTCTAGCGTGGCAGCATAGGGGCATGCGTCACGAACCCGCAGACCCGCAACTCGCCTGCATCTACTGCCGCATGAGCGAAGACCGCGAAGGCGGCGGACTCGGCATCGACCGGCAGCGCGAGGACTGCGAACAGCTCGCCGCCCAGCTCGGCCTCACCGTCGTCCGCGTCTACGCTGACAACGACCTGAGCGCCTACAGCGGCAAACCCCGCCCCGACTATCAGCACATGCTTGACGCCCTCCGCCAGGGCGCCTACGGCACGGTCATCTCCTGGCACACCGACCGCCTCCACCGCTCCCCCCGCGAGCTGGAGGAGTACATCGACGTATGCGAACCCCGCTCCGTACAGACCCGCACCGTCAAGGCCGGCGCCCTCGACCTCACCACCGCCACCGGGCGGATGATCGCCCGGCAGCTCGGCGTCCAGGCCCGCTACGAAGTCGAGCGGATGATCGAGCGGCAGCGGCGCGCCCGCGACCAGAAAGTCGAGCGAGGCGAATGGTCCGGCGGCCCCCGCCCCTACGGCTGGGCAGAGGACGGCACCACTCCGGTCCACGAGGAGATCGCCGTCATCCGCGAAGCTACCGACGCCATCCTCGCCGGCGCGTCGGCCCGCTCGGTTGCCGCCGACCTCAACGGGCGTGGGCTCCTCACCTCCACTGGCGCCGAATGGGACGGCGGCAGCCTCGTCCGTATGCTCAAGCGCCCTCGCAACGCGGGCATACTCCAGCACCGCGGGGAGGAGGCTGGGCAGTCGAAGTGGGATGCTGCCCTCGATGAGCCGACGTGGCGGAGCCTGCGGGCCGTCCTCGATGATCCGTCCCGGATCCCCACCTCGTCCAACGTTCGCAAGTACCTGGGGTCCGGCCTGTACCTGTGTGGGGTCTGCGGCGAGCCGCTCACCTCGTTCTCCAAGGGCGCCGGGACGCCGGCCAAGTACAAGTGCCGCAAGAACGGCTGCGTCTTGCGGGATCTGGTGCTGCTGGACGACTGGGTGCAGCTCAGGCTCATGTACCGCCTACAGGAGCCGGACGCCGCAGCCTTCTTCGCTGTCCGCGAGGACGGGCCCAGCGTCGACGTGCGGGCGGTGCAGGAGGATTTGCGGGCTGCGCGGGCCGACCTGGACGCGTTGGCGGCGGCGTTTGGTGCGGGGGAGATCGATATGCAGGAGTGGCGGGTGGCCCGTGAAGCTGCGCGGGTCCGGAAGGCGAAGGCGGAGGCAGTGCTGGCGACGGCGGTGAAGGTGAATCCGCTGGCCAGTCTGCTGGGGGCGTCGGACATAGAGGCGGTATGGAAGGCCTCTGACCTGTCGAAGAAGCGTGCGGCGGTTGATTTCGCGATGACGGTGCGGGTGTTTCCGGCGAAGGTGGGGCGGCGGCCGGGTGGCTCGTATTGGGATGCGGATGCGGTGCGGATTGAGTGGAAGGGGTGAGTGCGCCCCCGGCTGGTGCGGCCGGGGGCGCTGTGCCCTCCCCACCGCCTGGGAAAGCTGGGGGGAGGGCGTTCATGGGTGGTTGAACGCTGCACGCAATCGTTGACCAGGGCGCCTGTATTAGGCAATGAGTCGACAATCACGCACTCGAACGAGTGTTTTAATCTTCTGAGGGGTTGTGGAGTGCGCCCGGAGCGCACTCATGGTGTACCACCGATGGTACAGACATTGATCAACATGGCCACCACCGTGTACCCGTGCCATCCGATCCCATGCCCGACTGGGTACTCACCCGCCGCCGGGCCATCGGAGACGCCATCCGCGCCGCCCGCACCGCGCGGAAACTCACCCAGGAGACGCTCGGCGAAGCCACGGGCCTCGACCGCAAGACGATCAACCGAATCGAACAAGGAACCCACTCCACCCTCCTCGACCATCTGCTCCTCATCGCCGACGCCCTCGGTGTGCCCCTCGCTGACCTCGTCAGGTGACGGACCGCCTCTCGTTCTACGCGGGAGGGCGGGGCGTCCGTCGCGCCGGACGCAGGGGTTCATTTGGTGGGCTACGGGAGTGCGCCTGACCAGCGCGTTTCGGCTCGTACAGGGTGGGAATCTGGGGCGGTCAGATGCAAGACATGCAGGTGCCGCGCCTGCGCCATGTCACATCTGCGCCAGCCGCGGGGCAGCAGGAGGCCCCGCCCATCCGCCACGGGGGAGACGGACGGACGGGGCCGGTCAGGGTGCGGCCCGGCCTTGATTCGCCGTCTCGGCCGGGCCGCGCTCGGCGCCTGACCCTCCCAGTGGCGCCGAGAACCTCTCAGCCCCAGCGGACACTGAAAACGTCCGTGGGATCCTGCTTGGGACCGTAGTAGCTGCCGTGCTGCCCCGGATGCCCCGGCCTGCGCGTACAGAACGTGGGGCGCTTCGGGTGGTCCGCGCCGCAGTAGCCGGCCGCCCGAACGGCAGCGGTCTCCGCGGCAGGGTCCGACGTGTACGACTTGGACTGTGTCATCGCCGTCCCTCCCGGATGAGCCGGCGCAGCCCGCGCCCGACCTCGCACTGGTCGGCGTTGTCGACACACTGCTCGCACACGGGGCCGTGATCGAGGAGCGCCCGATAGGCGGCCGTGCCGGTACACGGGTGGCAGGCGCGGGGGAACCGGTGAGTGCCATCTGTGTCGGTGCGCTCGCCGAGGTCGACAGCGGTCTCCGCAGTGAGCGGTGTCGCGCACCAGACGCAGTCGCCGCCTTCGGTCTGCCGCTTGGTCAGCGCGTCGAGGGCGGGTAGTTCGAGTAGGGCGAGCACCTCCGTGGGTGTGCTCGCGGTCTCGCTCGGCATGGGTCAGGCCTCCACGGTCACGGTGATCCGTCTCACACCACTGACCGTAGAAGCGGACCTCGAGCACCGAGGACCGGAATCCGGTCCCCTCCCTACGCCGCCAAGATGCCAATCTCCACAGCCAGTTCCGACGCCCGACGGCGACGCGCGGCCTGCTTCGACTCGACTTCCTCGAGGATGATGCGACGGGCGTACCCGTTGTAGGCGATCGTTTCCGGTGCCGCCCGGTGCGCCTTCTCGAGCGTGGCGATAGCGACGTCCGGCTGCCCGTCCAACTGATAGCCGCGGGCCTCCTCAATCCTGTGCCGCGCGCGGCGCGGCCGCGAGGGGATGGTCACCTCGTCCGCTCGAGCAGCCTGCCGCACAGACTCCCCACCCTGGTGCAGCTCCACCGCAACCGTGACCGCATGCGCACCCATGATGGCCCGCGAGAACGACGTGACCGGGTGGTAGTAGTCCGCCGGCAGCCGGGCCGCCATGGCGTTCGCCTTATCCCAGTGCCGCCACGCCGTCCCGCTCTCGCGGCGGCGGGCCGCGGTGTAGGCCAGCTCGAACTCGAGGGCGCCCGCAATCGCCAGCACCTCGTCCGGGGCGTCCGGCAGGAGCGGCTCGAGGTAACGGACGGCCTCGAGGTTCACGGCATCGGCCGCGTCGAAGTGCCGCGGCCCGGAGTCACGGTGCGCCTGGGCGAGCAGCCACGCGGCGACGCCGATCGCGTGCGGGTCGCTCGAGTCCTGGGCTGCGACCATGCCACGCTCAGCGACCCGCCACAGCAGGCTCGAGTCAGGCTGGTAGGCGATGAAGAACTGCGACAGCGAGTACGCCTGCGCGAGGAGGGACTGCGCGCGGCAACGCTCGTTGCTCGAGTCTGCTGCCCGCACGAGCGCCTGCGCGTCCCGGATCAGATCCGGCAGCAGCCGGCCGATGACCTCGCGGTGGTTCGGCGCCTGGTGTCGGGCCTTCCATGCGGCGTGCAGGCGGGCCTCGAGGTGCGCGACTGGTGGCGGCTCGATGCTCGAGGCCAGTGGGAAGCTGTCGATGGCGGCTTTCACTGAGGCGAGGCGGGGGTGGCCGGGGCCGATGAAGAGGTCGACGTGCATGTCGGGCTGGCCTGTCAGGTCGGCGAGGTCCCGTACTCGGAGGGCTTCGGCGATCTGCATCACCATGTCGAGGCCGGGGGCTTGCTGCTGCCCGTTCTCGATCTTCTTGAGGGTGTGTGGTGAGACGCCGATCAGATCTGCGAGTTGGACGCGCGTCATACCGCGGCGTTCACGCAGGATCTGTACGCGCTGACCGAACTTCAGTGGGTCAGCGTAAGGGTCGGGGGTAGCATCAGTTGGCACGGTCTCGCCCCTTCACTCTGTTCAGCTCGTCACTGTCAGGGTATGGGGCGGGACCATTCTCGTGTCAGGGGTTCGGATCGCTACGCTTGATCCATGTCCCCCAACCTCGCCGCCCCTGGCACCGTGCGCTCTGCTGCGGTCGTAAACGAGGACATCCGGGCCCTGGTCATCGCCTCGGGCGGCTGGCTGTACGGGGACGCCAGAGACCGGTACGAGGCGCTGGTGGAAGAATGGGCGGCCGCCGTGCGCGCCGAGATGGTGCCCGCAGCCTAGGCGTACTGGCGGCGCTGCGGATCCAACGCCAACGACAACAGCGACGACCCGCCCCCACCGCTCCCGTTCCCCGGATCCGGGCTGCTCGTAGCCCGGCACGTGTAATGCGTCGACCCGTCCCCATCCGGCGTGCACTCATACGTCACGCCCTGCCCATCCGTAAACGTCCACCCGGACGGCGCCGGTCCCGCAGGCCCCTGCTCGCCGGTGTCGCCCTTCTCGCCGCGCTCGCCCTGCGGTCCGGCCGGACCAGCCGGCCCCTGCGCGCCAGCCGCTCCCGACGGGCCCACCGCGCCCGGTACACCAGCCGCTCCGGGGCTTCCGTTCGAGCCCGGGCTGCCTGGCGCCCCGGACGGCCCTGGCGAGCCCGCAGGCCCCGCAGGACCCGGGATCGGCACCGGCACCTCCGCCCGCTTCGGGAGATCCTCCACAGCCTTCGACGGATCCGGTGCCACCGGTGTCTTCCCGGCGGCCTTGAGCTGCTCCCTCAGCGCGCGGACGTCCCCTGCAAGGGTGGCGACTGCAGTTCCGCGGAGGTTTGCCTCGGCGGTAAGCTCGTCGTTCTGCCGTTGCCCTTGCAGCCACACCACGCCGATGGCGCCGCCCAGGAAGAGCAGGGCGGCGACGATCCACAGCAGGGTGCGCCGCTGGTACAGGGCATGTTGGGCACGCGTCATGGCTGCCCCCCGAGCTGTGTCACCAGCAGTCGAAGCCGCGCGTTCTCCGCCTTCTCGGCGGCCAGCTCGGCGCGCACTGCTGCCAAGTCGGCGCGCAACTCCTTGCGCTCCTCCTGCAGTTCGTTCGTCAGGCTGCTGAACCCATTCACTGCGCTGCCCTCCCGGGCTGCCCGGTTGGCGCCTCTGGTGCCGTACATGGCCGCCGCCGCGGCCACAGGCCCGCCTATCAGAGCAGCGAGAGCCGTGACCATGGCGGCGTCCATATCACCTCCAAGACGCACAGAGGGCAGGATCAGACGCCCGGGGCGGTCGACGCCGAGTTCTTCGCGCCTATGCCGCGCGCCGCGAGGCCCTTGACCAGCGCCACTACCGCAGTCAGGCCGCCGACGCCGGCGGCCTTCCAGAAGTC